TGGCTGTTGGAGGTGTAGTAGCCTTCTTATACTTTACTTTTACAGGGAAGAAATAATGTCTGTTTCTGGAACAACATCTTTCACCGTCACTCGTGACCAAGTTATTGAAGCTGCTATGCGAGGTCTATCTGTACTAGAAGAGGGTGCTCAACCATCTGCTACTTCAGTTATTAATGCTTCTATGTCTCTTAACCTTATCATCAAGAATTGGCAGAAAGATGGTATTAAACTTTGGACTATATCAGAGATAGCCTTACCTTTAGTAGCAAGTCAAACTAGTTATACTATTGGACCTACAGGTACAGGGTCAGACTTAACATCTCCTAAACCTTTAAAGGTTATACAAAGCTACTTGCGTAATGTACAAGTAACTCCTAACGTAGATATACCTATGCAAGTTATCTCTAGACAAGAGTATAATACTTTAGGAAGTAAGTTTTCTACTGGTTTAGTGAATAGTATATTTTATACACCTAATGTTACTAGTGGGATAGTGAATGTATATTTAACCCCTGATAGTAGTACCGTATCTAACTACGTCCTATACATGACCGTACAACGTTCTTTAATGGACATGGTTAAACCTACTGATAACTTTGACTTCCCTGCTGAATGGTTCTTAGCTTTGAAGTGGGCATTGATGGCTGAGATAGCTAGTGACTATGATAAGACAATGCAAGAGAGAGCCTATTATGATATGAAGGCACTACTCCTTAAGAAGGAAGTAGAAGACTTTGATGTTGAAGATGTAGCAGTTCGTTTTGTTCCAGACTTAAGGATGCAAACTGGAGGCTTCCGTTAATGCCAAAGATTGATTTACCATTAGTAACTCCTATGACCTTTAGGTCTACAGATAAAACTAAAGATGCTAAGATGGTTAATTGCTATCAAGAGACTGTTGCTGGACGTAAGATTGCTGTTAAAAGACCTGGTAAAACTCAGTTTACAATTACTCCTGCTTTACCTTCTTTAGGTCAAGGTTTATGGGTTTATAATAATAATTTGTATGCTGTAGCTAATGGTACTTTAAACCAAATTACAGGTGGTACTGCAGTAGTTAGAGGTACTGGTTTAAGTACCACTAATACTATAAACTTTGTAAATACAGCTACAACAACTAGTCCACATCCTTATATGGTGTTACATGATAATATTACTGGATATTACTTAGATGCTACTAATAACTTTATTAATATAGGTAGTCAAGTATGGAATGTAGTTGTTCAAACCCCAGGTTCTGGATATACAACACTTCCTACTGTTGTTGTTTCACCACCTCCAAGTGGTATTACAGCTGCAGTTAGCTATGTGTTTACCTCAGGTAGTTTAACTACAATGACTTTAACTAATAGAGGTGTGGGGTATGTTACCGCTCCTACTGTTACTATAGGTACTGTCTGGGTTGCTTCTGCGTCTATTTCTTTGAATGACCAAATCTTTTATGGAGCTAACCTATATACAGCAACTGTTGGTGGTACATTAGGTGTCACAGCTCCTACACATACCTCAGGAGCAGTTGTAAATGGTACGGCTACCCTAACCTATGCTGGAGCTGCTGCTACAGCTTCTATGGCTTTAAATGCATTCCCAGCTAATCCTGTAGATGGTTTAGTATACTTAGATGGTTATGTCTTTGCTATGGACTCTAAAGCTCAAATATGGCAAAGTGACCAAGAGGACCCTACATCTTGGAATCCATTAAACTATGTTACAGCCCAATCTGAAAGTGACCTTGGTGTTGCCATTGCTAAACATCTTAACTATCTTGTAGCTTTTAAACAATACTCTACAGAGTTCTTTTATGATAATGCTAATGCAGTTGGAAGTGTTCTATCTGTTAATGCTACTGCTAAACTAGAGCTTGGGTGTGCTTCTGGAGATTCTATACAAGCCTTTGAAGAAACTGTTCTATGGATGACTAATGCTCAAGAGGGTGGTAGACAAGTAGCTATGCTTACTGGTTTACAAGCTGTACCTATTTCAACTCCTGCTGTTGAGAAGTTTCTTAATGCAAGTAGTCTGGGTGGGGTTTATAGTTGGGCTTACAAGATTGCAGGGCATACATTCTATGGTTTAGTCTTAACAGACCAAGACATTACATTAGTATATGACCTTAAAGAAAAAGAGTGGCACTACTGGACTACTAGTAAAGCTTTCATTGGAGGTGGTGAGGGTTATTTCGAATGTACCTTTGTACAACCATTCCCAGTTGGAGATGGTACAACATATGTTTTAGATGCTGTTACAGGTAATATATACACTATAAGTCCTTCAACCTACTTTGACCCTTTTGGTCCTATATCTGTTCGTATAGTAACACAAAGAATGTTACTAGGTACTTATAATAGAAAAGTAAATAGTTGTTTAACCTTGACAGGTGATTCAATTAATGATATAATAAATGTCCGTCATACAGACGATGATTATAACAGTTGGTCTAACTATAGACAACTAGATTTAAGTTTAACCAAACCCTGCTTGTATAACTTAGGTTCTTTTAAACGAAGAGCTTATGAATTCTTTTATACAGGTAACTACCCATTGAGATTAGAGAATGCAGAACTACAACTCTCAGGAGACTTTGGCTCAGGAAGTCAAGGATAAGGCTATCCTGAAAAGCTTTGAAGCTTTTGAGAAAGGGTATGGTAGTAAACTAGATTTTAATAAATACTGTACATATTTAGAAAAGTGGACTGTACACCCAATAGAATATAAACAAGAAGTGGTTGGTGCTATATTCACTAAACAGAATGAACTACACATGGCAATAGATGGACCTTGGTATCCTAGAAAATATGTTAAAACTATTATTCTACCGCTACTAGAGCAATACTCAGAGTTAGTAGCATCAGTTGATAATTATAATATATCAGGTCTTAAGTGGATAATGAAGTTTGGCTTTAGAGTTACATCAGTAACTAATAGTAAAGTCAAGCTATCTTTTAAAAAGGAATATTTATGGGTTTCGTAACAGATATAGTATCTTCAGTAGCTGATACTGTAGGTGGTTTAGTAGGAGGGGCTGTTGATGCTGTTGCATCTAATCCAGCTTTAATGGCTGTATCTGCCATTGCAACAGGAGGTGCTACAGGACTTCTTGGAGGTGCTGCTGACGTAACTGGAGCAGCTGTAACTGGAGAGTCAATGGCTAGCTTAGGAGGTGTTTCTGCTACTGATGCTGCTGCAACTGCAGCTATCTCTGGAGCTACCCCTGCTTTAGCTGGTACTGCTATGGGAGCTTTAGACGGTGCTTCTCTCTCTACTGCTATAGGTGCTGGTGGAGCAATGACAGGAGCTGCTGGTTCATTAATTCCTTTAGCTAATCTAGCTGGTGGTACTGGTGGTACTGGTAGTTTAATGTCTACTTTAGGTAATGTTGCTAAAGGAGTTACTAGTGTCTCTCAAATAGCTAGTGGTATAGGTAATGTACTTAATCCAGGACAGTCTCCACAAGCAGCTACCAATCAAGCTAACCCTAATGCTCCATATCAAGCTAACTATGCAGCTATGTTAAATAACTTAGTGTCTAACCCTTCTATGGTTAATCAAACTCCTGGATATCAGTTTGGTATGCAACAAGGTCAAGAAGGTCTTAACAGAACTATGGCTGCTACAGGACAAACCCAAAGTGGTGGTCAACAAGTTGCCCTTAGTCAGTTTGGTCAAAACTATGCTGGTCAGCAATACCAAAACCAAGTAACTAACCTTCAGAACCTATCTACTGGTGGAGCTGCTGCTGGTCAACAAGCTGGAGCAAGTGCTGCTAATGCACAAACTACTAATCAAACTGCAGCTATAAATAATGTAACGTCAGGTCTTCAAGGGTTATTTGGACCTACTGGCGCAATGTCTTTCTGGGGATAATTAATGGCTATTGGACAACTAACTTCTGCTGCAGACTACACAGAACAACAACAAAGAATAGCAAGTGAATCTCAGAACCTTGAAAAAGGTGCTATGCAGATTGAAGCTTCTAAGAAAGCTACTGCTGATGAAGAGACAATGCGTAAAGGTCTAGCTGACATTTATGCTGAAAAACCAAAGACTGATACTCCTGAACCACCTAAAGCTACTGAACCTGGAGGTTATGAAACTCCTGAGATGAAGGCTGAAGTGGTTACACAACAACGTATAACTGACCTATATAAACAAAAGAAAGCTGAAACTGACCAAATTGGACAAGAGAAAGAACAACTTAAAAAGAAAGCTGCTCTTTTAGATTCTACAGGTCATGCCTCTTTAGCTCAAGCTGCTCGTGAAGAGTTAGATGGTGTTGACAAGAAGCATAGAGATGCTCAAACTGAAGTTGCTGCTTTACAAGATAAACAACTTGAGAAGATGGCTCAAAGTGCAGCTGGGTATCTAGGTGGTACTAAGACAGATGCTGATTGGAATAAAACTATCTATGATTTGGTATCTAGTGGTAATTTAGACGAGAGTGAAGCTCTCAGATATATTAAGATGAAAGACCCTGCACAACGTGACCAACTAGCTCATGGGTTGGTAGATGGTGCTGCTACACATGCTGAACGTGCTAGAGCTTCTGCTGTACAAGCTCAAATCAAAGGTAGGGCTGATGTTAAAGAAGCTGACCTTGAGTTTAAGAACAAGGAACTTAAAGTTAAAGATGCTGTAAATGCTTCTATTATTCAATTGAATGAAGCTAAGACTCGTGACATTCCTATTAAAGAAAGAATGACAGCTTACAAGAACTCAGTGGATGCAATTGCTAAGAATGTTAAACTTCATGGTGATGCTTACAACCAGTCTATTGCTCGTCAAAAGATTTTAGCTACTCAACATAAAGAGATTGCTAATAACTATCTTCTATCCTCTGAGGACAGAGCTGACCAACTTGCAATTAATGAAGGTCAGATGGCTGGTGAAGTTAAGAGGTCTTCTGACTATCAAAATACATTTAATGAGGGTAATGACCAGTTTGATGAACTTCTTAAGGGTACTGATAGTAAAGAGATTAAAGCTTTAATTAATCAAGGTAAAAACTCTTACCGTCCTAGTCAAGCACCTAGTGAACAAAGTACAGGTGATACTCAAACTGCGTCTACTTCTACTGCTCCTGGTGGAGACCCTTATGATGGTCTGTCTCCAGAGAAGTTACAAGGGCTAGCTAAGAGTGCTTATTCTGATTTAACTGCTCAAGGTGATACAGAAGGTGCTCTTAAAGTTAAAACTACCTTTGAGAAACAACATCCAGGTATGACTTTAGATACTCCTGTAAAACAAGTTAAACCAGCTGAAGCTGTTAAACCTAAACCATTAGATAAACAGTCTGAGGCTAAGAATAGGGCTACTCAAAGAGCTGAGACTATTAAAGAGGTTAAAGATGAAGTTAAGAGTCTTAGACGTAAGATAGACCCTCTTGGAGCTATTAAAGGGGATGTATCTGCAGGAACTAAAGAGTCTATACAAACTCAAAAGGATATAGTTGCTAGAGAACTTAGAGGTGTAGCTGCAGTTGGTGAACTTATAACTGGTAATAAAGCTCG